AATCAAGACCAGACTTTCACACCCAGCCTATACCAAGTTACAGATGGCCTTCGGCCCTAATGGTGGCTATAAGGCAGATGCAACCCAATGGTCAGCCGATATGATTTACCTAGGCACAGGCCGTGACTCTGGTGAGAAGGACCCTACGGTTCAAGCCCTAGGCTTTGGTTCACAGATTTACGGTGCTCGCGCCGACTTGATTATCCTTGATGACGTTGTGATGGGTTCCAACGCTCACGAGTGGGAAAAGCAACTTGAGTGGATTCAGAAGGAAGTTATCACCCGTCTGGGTCGTCACGGCAAGTTGGTTATCGTAGGTACCCGAATCGCAGCCGTAGACCTCTACAAGATGATTCGTGACCCAGGGCAGTGGACGGGTGGCAAATCCCCCTTCACTTACTTCTCACAACCAGCGGTACTAGAGTTTGACGAAAAGCCTGAGAACTGGTTAACACTCTGGCCTAAGTCTAATATGCAAGAAAACGAAATTGATGGGGCGGATGAAAATGGACTTTTTCCCAAGTGGGACGGACCTTCTCTCTTTACAAGACGCTCTGAGGTCGCACCGTCAGTTTGGGCTATGGTCTACCAGCAAGAAGATGTCCAAGAAGATTCCATCTTCTCACCAACCTGCGTCGCAGGAAGTGTCAACGGAATGCGAAAGCGCGGGCCACTCAAGCCAGGGGTTCCTGGCCACCCTAAGCACGCTGAGTCCACGTATACGGTAATCGGACTTGACCCTGCTATGGCAGGTGCCACAGGTGCGGTAGTAGTAACTTACAACCGAACCGATGGAATGATTTACGTTCTTGATTGTATCAATATGACAGAACCTACCCCAGCCAAGATTCAAGATTTAATTGAAGACTGGGTGGACAAGTACCGTCCTCAAGAACTGCGTATCGAAATCAATGCTCACCAGAAGGCTTACGCCCTGGATGAAAACTTAAGAAACTTTCTAGCCCAGTATGGGTGTCAGTTGAACTCACACTTCACTGGTAAGAACAAGTGGGACACATCTTTTGGTGTGGCATCTATGGCAAGCCTATTTGGTAATACTAGAGATGGACGCTTCCAAGATAACAACTTGATTGAACTACCAAGTAACGAAGGCTCTGAAGGCTTAAAGACCTTGGTACAACAGTTGATTACCTGGAAACCAGATACAAGAAACCCCACAGATACTGTGATGGCTCTATGGTTTGCGGTAATCCGCGTCAGAGAGTTGATGCAACAAAGCACCAGAATCAGTCAGTACCAAACAAACCGATGGGCAACAAGAGCACAAATGGCCAATCGTGGCTCAATTAATTTAGATGAAACGTTTGCCTCACAATGGGCAGACCAATACGGTTAGGATAACAATGGCACTATCAATGGAACAGGTTGCAGCGCGAGTCCTGTCAATGCGCTACCGCAACAACGAGCGTGATGCTCGCAACCTTGACGTGCTTGCTGTCCGCAAAGGCAAAATCGCTGAGGTCTACCCAGACTTCTTCCCCGACGGCGTAGATGCAAATGTAGTAGCAAACTTTATTGACATTGTGGCACGTGACCTCTCTGAGGTTATGGCACCACTGCCAGCGGTAAATTGTTCTGCTGCAAACCAAGTATCAGATAAGGCACGTCAGTTCGCTGATAAGCGTACTCGTATCGCATCTAACTACTTCAACCACTCAGACCTATCAGTACATATGTACTCAGGTGCTGACTGGTATCTCACCTACGGTTTCGTCCCTTTCATTATTGAATTAGACGAAGAAGCAAAAATGCCACGTATCCGCATAGAAAATCCGATTGGGGCTTACCCAGAGTTTGACCGCTATGGACGTTGCGTTGCATTTGCTAAGCGATATGTAATGACCCTTGGCGAATTGGTCTCACAATTTCCTGAGTATGAAAGAGAACTACTTGGTGGCTACGGCTACAAGCAGGACCTCAACGCTCAGATTGAGATGATTCGCTATTACGACAAAGACCAGTCAATTATCTACATCCCATCAAAGGGTGACTTAGTTCTATCTTATGCTAAGAATCCACTAGGCAAGATGATGATTGTTGTTGCACGTAAGCCATCTATTGACGGTGAACTTCGTGGACAATTTGATGATGTCCTTGGCATCCAGTTACTACGTAACCGCTTCGCACTCCTTGCTATGGAAGCAGCAGAGAAATCTGTCCAGTCTCCAATCGTACTTCCTAACGATGTTCAGGAACTACAACTTGGTGGAGACGCTGTTATCCGTACAGCAAACCCAGCAGGTGTACGCCGTGTGGAACTTAACATTCCAGCAGGAGCGTTCACTGAGCAAGAAGTACTCAATCAAGAATTGCGTGTTGGTTCACGCTATCCAGAGTCGCGTACTGGAAACATTGATGCCTCTATCGTCACGGGACAAGGCGTACAGGCACTTATGGGTGCATTCGATACCCAGGTTAAGTCTGCTCAAGCAATCTTTGCTGCAGCCCTACGCGATGTTATTAGCCTCTGCTTTGAGGCAGATGAAGTAATCTATCCAGAAGAGAAGACCATTCGTGGTGTTGACTCTGGTTCACCTTACGAAATCACATACCGACCAGGCAAGGACATTAAGGGTGACTACTCTGCAGATGTTCGCTATGGAATGCTTGCTGGTCTTAACCCTGCACAGGGTCTTATCTTTATGCTACAAGCACTGGGTGGCGGTCTTATCTCTAAGGATATGGCTATGCGTGAACTTCCATTCACAGTTAACGTCACACAAGAACTTGAGAAGATTGAAATTGAGCAGATGCGTTCTTCGCTTCTTGGTTCACTTACAGCCTTCTCACAGGCTATTCCACAGATGGCAACTCAGGGACAAGATGCTTCAGAGGTGGTCCGTAAGATTGCTGCGGTTATCAAGGCTCGTCAAAAAGGTGTCGCATTAGAAGATGCCATTGAAGCCACATTCGCTCCGCAGCAACAAGTTCCTCCTGCTGGGGCACCACAAATGGTTGAGCAACCGTCCCCTGCTCCCGAAGGCGTTCCAGCAGGAGGCGCTCTTGCGCCAGAAGGTATGCCAGAAGGTATGCCAATGGAAGCACAACCAGAACAAGCGCCAGCGTTGCAGAGTTTATTGTCAAGTCTTTCTGGGGCAGGTACGGCTAACGCCTCTGTTCGTACAATACAACGTAGATAAAAAGGCTGGGGACAATGACAACAATTATCGGACTACAGTACGAAAAAGATTGTGTCTTGGTTGCAGATAGCCAGACTACAGATGACAGTGGAAAGATTTTTACACATCCAGATGTCAAGAAGATTTCTGAACGAGGACAGTTTTTAATTGCTGGCTCAGGTGAGGTTCTACCTTGCGATGTAGCACAACATATCTGGGAACCTCCAGTTCCTACCAAGCAAGACAAGGCAGACCTTTATCACTTTATGATTGCAAAGGTAATGCCTTCACTCCGCAAATGTTTATCATCAAATGGTTTTAACTTTGATGAGCCTAAGACAGACCAACGCTTTCAGTTTTTAATTGCAGTCTGTGGAGAAATTTTTGACATTGATGATGACCTATCGGTTACCAGAAATGCAGATGGAGTTTATGCAACAGGTTCTGGTGCAGCGTATGCAATAGGAGCAATCCACGCTGGAGCCGATGCCTATGAAGCGATGGAGATAGCAGCCAAGGTTTCAGCCTTTACTGCTCCACCTTACATATCAAAAGTACAATTCAAGCATACTAAGTAGGGAGAAATAAATGGCAGAAAACAGAGGCGGAATGCGCCCTACCGCACCGCAGAACAATCCTGCTAACATCTCAGCAACTGGTGGCAACGGACAATCTGGTACACAACCAGCACGCTACATCTCAGGTATGGCTTATGGCGAAGGCCAAGCAACTATGCAGCAACAGCAGGGCGCAACGATGGCAGGTCCTAATGCACCAAAAGCATCTTCTGCTCCTTCGCTTGCAGCACTTACTCAGGGTCCAGCAATTACACCACTAAATGCGCCAACTGAATTTCCAGATAGACCAATTGGTCAAAATGGTATTATTGACCCAGCAACATTAAATTTACCTCCAGCAGTTCCTGGAGAACTAGATGATGCAATTCAGGCTTTGCAGGCTTTGTATTTGCAGAACCCACGTAATGAAGATGTTCGTCGCGTACTTGAAACTGTGGAGCGTGAAGGTAGGCTTGGATGAGTCAACTACCTGGAGTATCTAAGGACAAGAACGGCAATTGGATTCTTACTGGTGTTGAAGAGAGAAATACTAGCCAGACACAGGCTGACTACGAAGACCTCATAAAGTCTGTAGGACAGATTCCAACACAACAGGGTGCTAGTACACTTAACATTTTAAAAACAAATCCACAACTTTCTGCTGGTATGGTAACTGCGCTTGCTAAAAACAATGCACTACCTCAAAGCAAACTGCTTACTACCCTTGCACAGATTGATGCTCAAACAAGAGCACAACGTGAACTTGATGCACAAAAAGAAGCGCAGAGAGTTTCTACCGAAAAGTTTCAGAAGACTAAACTTGGAAAAATTTGGACTGGACTTAAAGGTGTAACTCGCACAGGATTCCTTATCCCACAAACATTCTTTGAGGGTCTCGGTGGACTTGTTCGTCAAACGTGGTCTACCGTTGGTATGGTTGGTCCAGAAATAGAAGCCATCAAAGATGGCAAAATTGATTGGTTGACTGGTTCACCAAAGAACCCAAACGAAACCCGTGAGAGCCTTGGTCTAAAAGACCCATCATTAGAAGATGCTATTAACCCTATGACGCAACTGCGTCAAACAACTGCATACCAAGCACTTAAGCAATATGTTGATGAGGGACGAATTGATTTGGGTGCAGGATTTTTTGCAACCGAAGAATATGGTGCAGGATTCCTTGCTCGTCAAGAGCAGAAGAAAATTGCTAAAACTACATTTGTTGTAGATGGACAAACATATGAGCGTCCAGTTTCCATCTTTGACCCAATTACTTACATCTATACAGGTGGAGATATTCAGTCCGAAAAGGCTCGCTTAATCACCACACTTGGTGACTTGGTTATCGCATTCAAGACAGACCCTTTCATTGTTGCGTCAAAGTCTAAAAAGGCTAGAGATGCTGCTGCGTTAGCAGTACAAACATCTAAGGGTGTAGAAGCAGCAAAGGCTGCTAAGCGACTTGTATACTTGGATTCCGTATTAGACGAAAGTGTTGCCGCTGTCCGCGCAGCAGTTGATGATGTCAAGTATGCCGATGATGCAACTAGGGCTGAGAAACAAGAAGTAGTACAGAAACTTCTTGATGAGCAACTTAAGGTTGCAGACGAAGCAGACAACCTTGTCTACAGCGAGGCTGCAATTGCTGATTTTCTCAACAGCCCCAAGGGTATTGCTATCTTTGACACCCTTGCCGAGATGGATTTCAAGCAAATCTACAGCATTGGCAAAGGCTTAGGCCGTCGTGGTGGTTTTACAGTAGCCCAGTCTAAGGCTCTTGCTGCAGCAACTACTAGAGAAGAGGCAATGCTTGCTCTTGCTCCGTACATTGCCGATGGCACAGTTGTTGCAAATGTGCTTGAAGAAGGAACAAAGGTTGGTCGCGTTGTAAGAAAAGCAACATCAGCCGTTGGTTCTACGGTTGGTCCAGTTATGAGCAAGATTGCTCCTGGAAAAACCCTTGCTTTAAAGACTGCCATTACTGGCAGAGCAGCCTCAGCATACGCAAAGATGCCTTGGATGGGCAAGATGTACCAAGAAATTAACCGTTCTCTTGGAACAGTAATTGGTAATGGAAAACTTGTTCATTCATCTGACGTTGATGCTTTAGTTGAGACAGTAATTAACTATGCCCGTGCAGCAAGGGTTGCACCTGCAGTAATTGATGACCTAGTGAAATCAATTGTCTATGCTGATGATGCTTCTAATGCTGGATATACTGCTACTGCTAAACTATTTGATGAGATTCTACGTGCCAACATTGACAGAACACGTGTAGACGAAAAGACTCTTAGAGAACTTACTCGTGTATTTGAAAACGGACGCACTGAGATGGGCAACTATTGGGCCAATCAGCACGTGCGTGGTGCAAAACTTGATTATCTTTTAATGAGTGGCAAGAAGGTAACCATTTCTGGTCCACACGTAGACTCAGAACTGCTCAACTCAGCAGTTTACTTTCCACCAATTAAAGACATTCTTAATGAAATCTCACTTGCAAATAGATTACTCAAACTTGGCGTTATTAAAAATAGCCTAGATTTTATAAGCAACAATGTTTGGAAGAGAATCGTACTTGTTCGCCCAGCATATGTTGTTCGCAACATTGCCGAAGAGCAGATTCGTGTTTTGGCTAGTGGCCACATATCATTTTTTAACAATCCGCTTGCATCAGTAGGTATGTGGCTAGGAAGAGAGACATCATCTAATCCTGTCCGCCGTCTTCTTGCCGCTTTTGACCCATATAAGCACACGATTACCGACGAGTCATTCAAACTTGGTAATGCAGCAGATGAATTTGCAATGGAAATTGCAGCCCACGATGCTCAATACCAGTATCTCAAGATGCTTCAGGAGCGAAACGTATCAGCATTTGACTCTGACCTGGCTAGAGTTCAGGCAACCCAGGGATATGACGTTCGTGCATTCGGTCACCCACGTTGGTGGGAGGGTCTTGCTAATGAAATTCGTATTCTTCGTGAATCTACCGCAGCACGTGCGGTTGCACTTACAAAACCTGGTGAAGAAGCCAAGGCTATTGACTTCTTGCTACGCGGTAAAGGTAAAGCAGAGTGGGACAACTTTGTTGCAGCCCAACCAGTGGAGAACCGAGCCTTCTGGCTCAGCGATGAGGGAGTACGCACATATCTTTATACTGGAAAGAACGTTGATGGTGAAGATGTAAGTCTAGCCTTGCGTATATTCCAGGTAGCAGGACGTGAGGGATTCTCTTCTGCAGCAATTCGTCAACTTATTGCTACTGGAAGATATGAAGGTGCTGGAGTCAGCATAGTAGTTCCAAGTTCTTTTGATACTGCAGCAAACTCTATTAACAACGCTGAAGAATTAACCAAGGTTGGTAAGTCAATCAAAGACTCCAACCAGATATTTGCCCAGCAACTTCGTGAAGCCTTTGATGGTCAGGGTGATTGGGACAACATCCTTTATAAGATACCTAAGAAGAGCACAATCCTTAAGGGTGAAGGTAATATCTTTGACCGTATTACTGGTTCATTCTTTAACATCTCTACAAAGTTTGAAAAGCAGACAACAATGGGACCAGAATGGCGACAGTCATACTGGGATGCTATTCACAGCCTATCTTATGGACTAGATGCTACTGCTGTTTCTAGGTTAGAGTCAATTGCTAAGAAGTCCTTGTCTCCATTAAAGAGTTGGGATGGGAAACCTATTGGTTCTACCCACAAAGTATGGGATACCTTTAAGACTGCTAAGGGAACTGGCACAATTACAGCAGATGAAGCCCACGCATACGCTTCTACGGTAGCCAATAAGCGTGTAGCAGAACTCTTCTACGATGCCTCACG